AGCGTGCCAAGGAAATCGCCATGATGGCTGAGGTTTCTGCTGAGGAAGATGCTGTACCTGTTGACTACTCCAATGGTCCGATCGTAAAGCCAGTAGAGGACGACTTGACTGTCCTTGGCGATATTGAGCTTGAGGCTCCTACTCGCACTATCATCCCTAACACCACCCTAGAGTCAATGACCTTCGGAGCTGGCAAGCACTACAACTTCGAAGAGGGACGCAAGTACGTTGTACCTCTTGAGCTTGCTAAGCACCTTGAGCTAAAGGGACTTCTATGGACCGGTGGATACATTCGCTAAGGATTAATTAATGTCAGGTAATCTAACAGACACGACAGATCGTGCCATCCTTAACTGGATCACGGGAACTTCGCTTGGTGGCTGGACTCCTCCTTCAACTGCATATCTGATGCTCTTGACAGCAGACCCAACTACGACATCAGCAGTACCGACTAACCCCCAGCTTTCTGAGCTTACTGAACTAGTAGCTACAGGCTACTCACGTCAGGTGGTTACGTTTACTGCCGCAACTACTCCTACAGGTGGAACATCTCAGATTCAGAACGCCAACCTGGTGACCTTTGGTCCCTTCACAGGAGCGGCTGGTTCTGCTACTACCACTACATTCGGTGCCTTGGTCAATGTGGCATCCGGAACAACTGGTGAGGTAATCGCTACCTGGCAATGGGATATTCCAGTACTAGCACCTCAGAATCAATCCATCACTATCCCAATCGGTAATCTTACCCTCACACAACAGTAAGAGGTGGCCATGGGCTTCACAACACAGGACATTCTTCAAAGAGTCCGTATTGAGTTGGGAGACACAGGTGCACCGTTCTCTGACACATTCCTAGGTACTGGAATGGTTTCTACTTATGACCTGACAGATTTCAACGTATGGAATCTTACGGTCACTTGGATTCATAACCAGTCGCCGATTCTATTGGTTCAGGGAACTGACTATATATTGAATGCTCAGGAAGGAAGAATCTTTCTACAGGGTACTTCCTCTCCTCTGCCACAAGGAGACACCATAGTAGTCTCTGGCCAGGCAGGCGGAATGTTCTCAGACGATGAGTTGACAGACTTTATCAATGATGCAGCTCTTCAACATATCAATGGAAGAACGGTAGTCACTCGCTTCAAGGACTCCAACGGATTCATCAAGTACAACCGTATACCAATGGATCTGTCCAACCTTCCAGATATAGAAGGTACACTCGTAGCAATCAGAGCATCCATAGATGCACTATGGGCTCTGGCTACAGATGCCAGCACTGATATTGACATCTCCAGTGCTGATGGAACTACAGTTCCTCGTAGTCAGCGTTATCAGCAGATACGTGAACAGATTGATGGCATGACTGCCAGATATAATCAACTTTGCGCTATGCTTAACGTGGGACTTAACGCAATCGAAATGTCCAAGATCCGTCGTGTATCTAGAACGACTAATCGTCTTGTACCTATCTTCGAAGACCGTGAGTACGACGACTACGAGCAGCCACATCGTCAGTTGCCTCCAATCGATCATCGCGACGAGGACGAGAGCAATCTGCAATCACCGATTTTTGGAGGCATGTGGGGCCTCTAATTCCACAGTCTGTGGTATGTGGAGACAAACTATTGAAGACCCTCATAGAAAGAGACAGTTATGCAGGACAGAGCTGGGTGGAAAGGTGGACGCTTCTCTGTCGATTTCGAAACTGCCTCTATCTATGGGGGTCTTCGTGATTGGCAGAGATGGACCGGAGACAATATCTACTATTACAGATTCTCCTATGACCAGTCCACAGTCGATCCAACATATGGAGAAGCAACCGCTCCACTTGGACGTGTTTACTTCGGTCCTAATCTGATTCCTGCTCTGCACGTTATTCACATAGAAGGTGATAACGAGAACACAGAGGACGGTTTCTACTTCAATGACAGAGCCCATGTCACTCTATCCTTTGATCAGATAAAGCGCATGGGTCTCAATCGAATGGATATCAATACACAGAACTACTTGAAGGATAGATTCGTCTATGACTCCAAGGTATTCCGTGTAACAAGCTTCCAGGTACTTGGCCAGATTCAGCAGAAGGACATCATAGTAGCTATTGATGCTACTGAGGTGAAGCCTGATGAGATGGTCAATGATATTCAATTCTCCCAGTACGCAACACCTCATATCTCCCAGAGCGGCGACAACTTCTCACAGAGATGGAATGTCAACGTGGCTCAGTACGATCCATACAATGCGGGACAGAATGTATTCCCATTGGATTACAAGACTCCTTCTCCAGCAAATAACTTCGCACGTCAACTACGTCAGATCCGACCACAACTATCCGGAGCGTACTCTCAGTACCCACAGTACGGATACGGTGAAGGACTCTATGGTCAGAATGGCTATGGCGGAGGACCACCTACTTCCTAAGATTGGATATACATGGCAGGCTTTGTACTTCCCACACCTGGGCAAGCTGACTGGGCAACCACTCTTAATGATGCCCTTCTATTCCTAGACAACCAAACAGGACAGATCAGTGGTGTCACTGTCACGAATTCTCCTACCGTAAATCAGGTACTAGCAGCGACAGGTACAGCTACAGCAGCATGGACTACAGGAACGCCTGGAAGCCTTGTTGCAGCCAATAACTTGAGTGACTTGACCAATGTGTCCACTGCCCGTACGAACCTAGGTCTAGGGACCGCTGCAACGGCTTCTACAAGTACGTTTGCACCTGCCCGAGTAGACCAGTTCAATATCCAAACAGCAGGAGCCAAGGGAGACGGACAAGTAGTTACCGACGCTGCTATCACCAGCGGACAGAACATCGTTACCTCAAGCTCTGGAAAGTTTGTCCTTGCTGATGTAGGTAAGTCTTTTATGATGCATGGTGCTTCCTCAGTAGGGCAGTTCGCATTGGTAGGAACCATTACAGGCTTCACTAATGCCACCACTGTCACTATCAGTTCCAGTGCAACAACCACTGTGTCTGGTACCAAGTTCTTCTGGGGTACTGATGATACAGCAGCTATTCAGACAACCATCAACAACGCTCAAGCTTTCGCGGCTATACACGGCTCCGCAGAAGTATTCACACCATCAGCAACTAATCAGTTCTATGTCATAGCTGGTGCATTGAATACTGCGCACAATGGGAATTCTCAGTTGTACATGGCACCTGTTGCCACGACCCTAAACAAGATTGGTTTGCTTTTCCGAGGTATTCAGAATGGTGCACTGCTTGAGCATTGGCAGCAGCTAGTTCCTCAGTTCTCCGGATCTACTTGGGTGTCCTTTGGTGTGTTCTCCAACTCCACCAATCAGGCTAATGCCATTAACAACAATGGAAATCCTTGCGTTATCGGTGGTCCTTCACAGCCCGGTGGTTATGGTGTATCCCCAGGTATCTTCTCCAACATGGGTGTGACATTCACCAACATGTCTATCCTGACAACTCACTCTACTAACGGTCTGGGTTACAGTGCAGGAGACATGAGTGGAATGTCTAACTGCGCCCTTATAGATTTTGGATATGGAACTACTGGAACAGTTCCTTCTGGAGAATTGAACTCTGGAGGCTCTTATGCTAATGGTCTTTCTATAGGTTGGTTGATGCCAGCTAATGGAAATAACGATATGTGCGAAGTCAGAAATCTGACATGTCATGGTGGTTATACATTCGGCTTCATGCCAACAGAGCACACAGTAATTGATACAGCACGTATTCTTTACTCCTGGTCAGGCTATTGTCCTGCTGGTTCTTACTTTGGTGGCGTAGGAGCAACACACGCCTTCTATGCTTCACAGCTTTCTATTGAAGCTGTAACAAATGTTGTCTGTGTGTTTGGTGGAGGTTCCGCAGGTATCGGACCATTCATTGATATTGTTCAATTGGACACAGAAGTTGGAGCACCAACATTTATTGACAGACAGTCTGGTGCTGCACTTACGTCCTGCCTTGGAACCATAAAGCTAACAGGTCTATATACTCCAGCAAATATCACCACCACACCAACTGGCCTAAAGATTATCAATGGCCAGAACGCTTATCCTATTACTACAAAGACAGCCAATTACACGGTTAATGTTGCAGACGATACAATTCTGGTAGACGCTACGTCTGGTCCAGTAACAATCACATTGATCTCTGCACAATGGACACCTAATACTTACACCATTAAGAAGATCGACTCCTCTGGTAATTCCGTAACTGTTGTGCCTCAAGCAGGTCAACACATTGATGGCGCTACCAGTGTCGTACTAAACACTCAGTACCAGCACGTAAAGGTTGTGCCTCAGGGCGGAATTAATACGAACTGGTTTATCGTCTAAGAGGTAATATGACAATTACGCCTATTGCAATTGGTTCCCTTAACTGGGGAACACCCCTAAACTCTATTCTTGTGCAGTTGGATACTAATACATCTAGCGTATTATCTTCCTCCCTACAGGCAGCTAATAATCTTTCTGACCTAACCAACGTTCCTGCGGCACGTACCAATTTGGGTATCACTGCTGGATCTGTTGTTGGAGGCAACAACTTCAACGTCAAGGATTATGGAGCGCTAGGTAATGGTGTGCAGGATGACACCTCATTCATTACCGCAGCGTTTACAGCAGCTTCCGCTGTACCAGGAAGTAGTGTGTTCATGCCTCCAGGTACTTACTCAATCTCCTCCCCATTGATCATTCCACCACAGGTGCGTCTACAGGGAACACACTCCTCCCACATTGACACTACTACGTGTTCTATCAAACCAACTGCTGGCTTTACTGGTGCTGCTGTTCTTCTTATGGTGGACCAAACTACTGGTGGTTATTCTCTACCATCCAACCAGCAGAGCATCATGAATATCACACTTGATTGTTCTTTGCTTACTGGAAATACTATTGACGGTATTCAGACTCAAGGGTTTGTTCACGGTATTATCGTAGAGGACGTACAGATTCGTAACGCGCCTAACCATGGAGTTGCTTTCGTATCCAACGGTTCTGGTATCTCTTACTCCCACCGTTTCACTCGCGTAGCTGTTTATACCTCTGGTAGTCACGGATTTTCTCCAGCTATTACTGACTGCACCTGGATTGACTGTGAAGCTATCGGCGTAGGTGGTAACGGATTCAACTTCTCAGGCTCCGCAGCTAATAGCCACTTCATTGGATGTCGAGCTGAGTTTGCGGGAGGAAGTGGATACAGCTTCAACGGTTCTTGGGGAACTGGCAACGGTTCTGGAGGTATGACCTTCACTGGTTGTTCTACGGATCGTAGCGTAAACAACGGACTCTCTATCAGCGCTACAGGTACGGTTCCGCTGATTTTTACAGGTATGATGCTTCGTCGTGATGGTTCCAATGGGACAGGTAACTCCATCAATGTCAATGGTGCGACTATTCCAGTAACCATTAATGGTGTAGCTATTCACCCAGGAACTAACGATGATGGTTCTGGAACAGCTTCCCCAGTTACCGCAGTAAGCGTAACCAATGCTACTTATGTGAATATTGCCACGGGTTGGATTCATGGAATCACCAATACTATTACTAATGGTGGAGGAAATACAGCATTCCGTATCGGTCCTAATGTGGGATTGGCTACAGGAACTACTGCGAGCCCTACATATAACAACAACAACCCATGGGGAACAGATAGTGGTTCCACCTTCACTGCTGGTCTGGTAGCCAACGACCAGACTGGTATCAAGGTAACTCAGGCTTCTACGTTTACCAACTTGAACAATGGTCTAGTAGAACTAACCTCAGGTAACTCAGGACTGGATTACATTATCAAGTCCAGAGTATCTGGAGATACCAATTCCCGTTTCGGTTTGAACACCTCTGGTCAGTTGAACCTGGGACCAGGTAACGCTACTTTCGATACGAATCTTTATCGTTCTGCTGCTACAGTTCTTACTACGGACAATAACCTATCTGTAGGCGGTAACGCTCTAGGTCTTGTCAAGCCTACTGCACACAGCATGATTGCGTGGACGTATGATCCTGCACACTGTATTGCTGGTAAGGCTGGTACTGCCCAGACTATGTACCTTGCTGCAATCTACGTGAACCGATCCACTACCGCTACAAAGCTGTACTGGGGAATCAACACAGCAGGTGCAACCATTACTGCTGGACAGAATTTCGTAGGTCTTTACAACTCCGCAGGAACACAGCTTGCCAGCGTAGGTGTAGACGCCAGAGTAACTACAACAGGTCCGTTCACTGAGACTATCAGCGCTGCGGTAACCCCAGGTCTGTATTGGGTTGCCTTCCTGTTCAATGCAACGACAATGCCTCAGGTATATCGTGCACAGGACTTGAACGGTGCCTTTATGAATCTGGGTATCTCATCAGCGGCTAACTACAGATTCGCAACCAATGGAACAGGGCTATCAGCTCTACCATCTACCATTACACCTTCAAGCAATGCCACGGCTCAGTTCTCCTACTGGGCTGCAATTGGCTAAGGAGAACAATGTTTATCTTCAATGAAGACAGAGCAATGAAGACCAAGTTCTCCAACCTTGTTGTACCTGACGTTAACGCTCCAGATACCGGACGACCCGTACAGGTCATCTGGTTGGACCCTGACGTTGAGCTTGTCAACCTGACCTATCCCTCAATTGTTATCTGCAATGTAGGTCTGTCATACGACGCAGAGAGGGCTGGGTCAGGTTGGTATCAGCTACCGTATACACCTGAGCAATTCGATCAGTGGATTAACGATAGCAATCTGGATGTGACTAATAGCCCTTACTGGGCTTTCACTCCAATCCCGTATAATATTGATTATCAAATAGAAGTCCTGTCTAGAACTAACAATCATTCGACATTACTCACAGCAGTATTGTCCGGTCCGGATTTTCTAAGCGTACGACATGGCTACCTAGCCATTCCGGAAGACGGTACGGTGCGTAGAATGGATCTTATGGCAGGTCCAGAGAGACAGAATACTCGCGATGCAGATGGTAAGAGATTATTTCACAGTGTCTATACCGTTCGTGTATCTACTGAACTCCTACCGGTAGAGATCAATGCATACCAGCAGGTTCAGAAGACTGTCAACACTGTCAACGTTCTGCCACCACAAAACTAGGAGATATAAATGCCTTATCAGCGTCCTGGCGTATACGTAAATACGCTCTTGACCCCGATTACGACCGGAAGTACTTCTCCCGGACAATCTACCGCTGCCTTCGTAGGGGTCCACACACAGGGACCAACTGTCCCAACTCTAGTAAAGTCCTGGAATGATTTCCAGAATCTATTCGGTGGCTTCGGAAATGCTACAGCTTCCAGCTCTATCAACTACTTGCCTTTTGCGGTATGGCAGTACTTCCAGAACAACGGTAACCAGGCGTATGTCGTTCGAGCAACTGCATCTGATGCTGTGGCTGCTACAGAAACTCTGAATGACCGTGAGGCTGGAACCGGAGCTATCCTTTCTCCAACAGGTCTAGGGGCTGTAGCTGGTGGAACTACTACACCTTCCTACACCTATGAGTACACCGTAACCGCTGTAAAGTCTCCTGGTGAGACCAACGGTTCTGTACCTGTTCAGGTTGTGGCAAACCAAACTCTTACCAATACCAACAATGTTGTACTAACTTGGTCTGCTGTAGCTACTGCTACTGCTTACAATATTTACCGTCGTAACCTGACAACTGGTGGACCACTATCCACCCCGCTGTTCCTAAGCTCTGTTACTTCACCAACTGTGACCTTCACAGACAACGGTACCTACACACCTCTTGGTGCCATTCCTCTGTACAACACCACAGGTACTCCAGTTCCAATCCTTAAGCTTTCTTGCATCTCTGTAGGTGCTTGGGGAAATCAACTATACATTGACATTACAGACTCCAACACTGGAGCCGGAAGATTCAATGTCATCGTAAAGCAGAATGGAACTGCTGACTCCAACATCGTTGAGCGCTTCCTGGATATGTCCATGAATCGTACTGATCAGCGTTACGCAGTAGCTATGCTCAACTCCACATTGTTGGGTTCGAAGTTTATTCGCGCAGTCGACCTAGGTGTTTACACCACCTGGAATTCTGCCATTACTCCTCAGACCCAATCCGGAGTCGCGCTTGCCTCTGGTGCTGATGGTTCACAGACGCCATCCCTATTGACTGCTGTACAGAGTCTTGGAACTATCCAGGGAACGCTTGATGTTAACTTCCCAGGTATTACAAGCACCGCTACTCTTAACCCATTGCTTGCATACACCTCTACTACTCCGAACATGTTCGTAGTGGTTGATGGTCCTGCTGCAACAATCGGAACTGATGGTGTTACTCCTAACGAAACAGCAACAGTCAACAGCTACCTATCCATGGTGGCAGGAACCAATGCAATCTCTCCTTTGACTTCTGGGGCTGCAATCTACACCCCATGGCTACAGGTACCAGACCCAATCTCTACGACTCCTGGTGCCACCCGTACGCTTCCTCCTGGCGGTGCTGTGCTTGGGCTTGTCAGCCAGACTGATGCACTCTACGGAGTTCAGAAGTCCCCTGCTGGTGTGACTATTCCACTTAATCGAGTAGCAGCTACGGAACTGACCTTCCAGAATGCAAACCTTGATACACTGAACACAAATGGAATCAACGTTATTCGTAACGTAGCTTCTTATGGATTCTGTGTCATGGGTACAAGAACTACTCTGACAAATCTTCCTACTCGCTACGTTTCTATTGAGCGTACGCTACTGAACATCACCTACAATCTGAACAGTCTGACTCAGTTCGCAGTGTTCGAGAACAACAACTCCTCACTATGGGCTCGTCTAGCTGCGGTTGTTACTCAGTACCTACAAGGTATCTGGCAGCAGGGAGTTCTACAGGGAGACACTGCATCTCAGGCTTACTACGTACAGTGTGATTCTGGAATCAATACCCCAACCACAATCGCCGCTGGTGAAGTTCACGTACAGGTCGGTGTGGCTTTGAATACGCCTGCTGAGTTCGTTGTCATTAACATCAACCAGATGGCTGCCTCTACAACTACGTCAGCCTAAGGAGATATAAATGGCTACAACAGGTAATGCACCTATCCTGCGTGCTACTCCATCTATCGCGCATTTAGCTACTGATCCTCTAAGAAATTTCAAATTCAATGTAAATATTATGCACCCAAGAATCTCAGGGTTCGCAACTTTGGGATTCATGACAGTATCTGGTTTGAATATCACTACGGAAGTTATTCCATACCGCGAGGGTGGAATGAATACGACAACTCAGAAGATGCCAGGGCAGAGTGACTTCGCACCTATCACCCTTTCTCAGGGAGTAGCTGTTGGATCTGGTCCATTATGGCAATGGGTACAAGAACTATTCGCAGTTATGCAGGGAACAGGAACTGGCAATCCAGGTGCTGACTTCCGCGCAACAGTAGACATCATGGTTCTTGATCACCCTGTCACTACTTCTCAGGTTCCTGTCAAGGCAATCTACAGAGTCTATAACGCTTGGCCAACAAGCATTGCCTTCTCTGACCTAGACGCTGGAGCCAACGCTGTACTTATGCAACAGATGAGCCTAGCGCATGAGGGCTTCGACTTCAAGCTTGCCAGCAAGATTGGACTAAATGGAGTATCGTTTTAAAATTCTAATACTGTTCTTGTGAGCCTCCAACTTATCTGCTATACTTAAGTCAAATAAGCAGATAAGTTGGAGGCAGTATGTGCAGTATCAAGGGCTGCTCAAAGAGCGTACAAGCTAGAGGCTGGTGCTCTACTCATTACAAACGGTGGGAAAAGTTTGGTGATCCTGAGCGAATCAACGTACACGTGCGTGGTGAGTGTTCTCTGGAAAATTGTTCAGAACCCCATCTGGCAAAAGGCTATTGTATGACCCACTATTACAAATGGCTCCGTAGTGGTGATCCAAACTTTGTTAAACCTAAGGCTCCTCCAAAAAGAGTCTACGATAAGTCTGGTTACGTGGAGCTAACTAATATGCAGGGTCATCCTAATGCTAGAAAGAATGGTAGAATTTTTGAACACGTAGCAGTTATGTCTGAGCGTCTAGGTAGACCATTGGAAGCCCACGAAAATGTTCATCATAAGAATGGTCAAAGAGATGATAACTCTATTGAAAATCTTGAACTGTGGTCACGTTCTCAACCTTATGGTCAACGAGTAGAAGACAAGACCGCCTGGGCTATAGAATGGCTTAAGCAATACTCACCTGAATCACTAAAGGAAGTTTAATATGGAGTTAGAAAAGCCACAATACAGTATGACGTTCGATGACGAACAGGGGCAGGTTGTTGAGTCTGGAACTCAAGACCTAGCAGCATTGACTAAGAAGGTTCTGCACTCTTTCAATCCTGCCCCTGAGGTCGAAGACCTACCAGACTCTACTGTTCAGCTACCAGCGGGTTTGATTGTAGACGGAGAGTTGTTTCAGACGGCTGAGGTTCGTGAGCTGACTGGTGAGGATGAAGAGAAGCTGGCTAAGGCCAGAGCTGCTAACAACGCTTCCAAGATTATCTCCACACTTATCCAATGCGGAACTGTTTCTGTTGGAGATACCAAGGCATCAGAGAAGATACTCAACTCTTTGCTACAGGGTGACCTTGACACTTTGCTTCTGGGAATCAGAAGAGTCACCTTCGGAGACGAGTTTGAAGTCTTCAACATTCAATGTTCTGAATGTGGTGAAGCCAACGATGTCAAGATGAAGCTGTCTGATATTCCTATGAAGACTCTTGATGATCCGGAGAAGAGAGTATTCACTGTGTCTCTGCGTCAGGGACGTAAGGCTACTTTGACTCTTCCAACTGGTGCGCTACAGCTTGAGCTGTTTAAGAAGCAGTACACATTAGCAGAGATGAATTCCATTACTCTTGCAAGCTGTGTGCAGACATTCATTGAAGCCAATGGAGAAGAGCATCCTTGCTCGGGTCTCGCAGATGTAAAGAAGCTAGGACTTGCTGATCGTAAATCTTTGCAAGACTTCATCTACAACACACAGCCAGGACCGCGTTACGATGAGGTTGTCGCAGCTTGTCACGCGTGCGAGGCGGAGGTTCTGGTTCCCCTTAGCGTGGGGCTTCTATTTCGCGATATCTAATTATGAATCACTAGTAAAAGACTATGAACAATTAGTAGATGCATACCAGTGGTCTATTAAAGCAATAAAGGAATTAACATTTCGTGAGAGAAGACACTGGGTAAAGCGCGAATTGCACAGACTAGAACAACGTGAACAGCAACTTCATAACGCTAATAATTCTCCTCAGGTCACTACTGGCTCTATTGGGAGTGGCGTTACATTCGGTGGTATTCCTCTCGGCATGAACCTGAGAAGGTAATATAATTGAGGTAACGAACTTACAATAGGAGACCAAGTGGCTGAGGAAAACAACATCGGAGTCAGCCGCTTGTTGGGGACCAATGGTCTCCAGCAGGCGGTTGATGCTTTATCAAGCAAGATGGGAAGACTGGATCTAGGTATTGAAAAGCTGGCAGGTGGGATCTCCCAACTGATCGGTTCCAACAACCGTATGTCCGGCTCTTCCTCAACAACTGGATATTCCTGGAATGCAAACTCCAATCGCAATCAGTACTCAGCCAATGGTGGGGGAGCCCGCTTCTCTGGTGGTTCCATGGGTGGAGGGCGTGCTAACGGTGGTGGAGGCTTCTTTGGCAACTATGGTAAGGGTTCTCGTTTGTCCGCTACTGTGGGAGCTGGTCTAGCTATAGGCAGTGCACTTACCAACTATGCCAACCAGAACATGGCTGGCATGATGCAGCAGAACTACTATGGCAACATGGCTCAACTAGGAGTAGCAGGACCGTACAGTCAGGCTGCTGTCAACACAGCTTCACGCCAGGTACTAAGCAATAACTACGGTGCGCTGTCTATGCAAGATGCTTTGCAGTCTGCATCGATTATGCAATATGCCGCTGGTAATCCTTTAAATGCCAACGGTTCAATGAGTGCTGCATACAATGCTTCTTTCTCGCAGATGCAAGGATTCGCGTATGCCAATCCGACACTAGGTGCTGCTGCTGCTGCCAATGCATTCCAACAGACACACTCGGGTAGATCCATGCTGATGGCTACTGCACTTCTAGGTGTGGGACCTAACGCTTCCATGGGTCAGCTATCCCAAGCAATGATGAGACGTTCTCTGCTTCCAGGACAGAAGTACACTGCTCAGAACATTGGTGCAGCTCTTTCCCAGACGGGTGGACTGAACGTCAACATGCAGAGCTGGGCTGCTCAGATGGGTTGGTCTGGTACGACTGTTGCTGAGATGCAGCAGTATATGCGAGATTCCGTAAAGGCACAGAGCAACGGTATTGGTTCTACACAGTTCGACAGACTTATGTCGCAGGCCGGTGGAGGCGCTGGTATTACAAGACAGCAAGCTTACGCAGCACAGAATACCTTGCGTAAGGCTGGCATTGGTGCCTCTGATTTCGAGCTACAGAGAAATCTGAACTCTTCTCGTATGACTCGTCAGGAAGATATCAATGAGTCTATGTCCACTGCATTCGCGGAATCCACAAAGGCAGTAAACAAGCTTACAGATACTCTTAATTCTTTGATGAAGAACCTTGGAGTAGACAGAGCCCTGGGTCTTGCCTCAGGAGGCGTAGCGCCCTTTGCAAACGCCCTGGGTGGCTTCTCAGGAGCCTTTGGAGCGTTCGGTGGGATTATGGCTGCGTCCAGAGCGTTCGGCGGTGGAGGAGGCGGTTTTGGGCTTTTCTCTCAGATGTTTGGTAAAGGTGCTGCCTCTTCTACAGCATCCAATCTAGGAGCACAGGGAGCCAATGGTGTCTACAACATCACTACCCTTGGAGCAGATGCAGCTACTGCTGGTACTGCCGCTGGGGCTGGAGTAGCTGGTGGTGCTGCGCTAGGTGCGCTTACTTTGGCACCTAGTCTTGTTGCGTTCTTTGGACAGAACTCTGGTCCTACCACTAATAAGGTGAATATCTCTCGTCGTATGGGTCAATGGGTACGTATGCACAGAGGTGCTACGAATCAGCAGAAGGCTATTGAATGGTCTATGATCACGGGTAAGCCCGCTTCTGATTACTACTCTACACAGGGAATAAAACTGGATGCAGCCAGCGGGACTTTCAATCCTAACTATATTTACTCCGCTGGTGGAACGCCTGCTAATCCAACAATCTCAGGACAGGCTCCAGGAACTGGTAGAAGTGGTGGTGGAGTTTCTTCTGTAGTTGGTGGTTCTGCCAATAACGGTGCTTCCAATATGGGAGCCAATGATGCAGAGATTATTAACTTTGCTAAGAAGCAACTTGGTGTCCCATATGGTTGGGGAATGGAATCACCTGGTAAGGCATTCGATTGTTCCGGATTGACACAATGGGCATATGGTCAAGCAGGTGTAACGATTCCTCGTGTAGCTTCCGACCAGCAGCGTACAGGAACAGCAGTCAATGTGAACAACACTCAGCCAGGAGACTTGTTGTTCGTAGGTAATCCAGCTCACCACGTTGTTATGAATGCTGGTGGAGGTAGCATCATTGAGGCCCCACATTCTGGTGCAAAGGTTAGATTACGTGCTCTTAATCCTTCCGAGTTCACCAGTGCTACACGCATAGTAGGAAACGTAGGCAATCTGGGGCTCAGCAGTAATCCTCAATCACCAACAACCCTTACTCAAGGTGCTGGTAATTCTGGTGGAGATATTGGCGGTTATGGAGGTACCTCTGAGCTAGCAGCTATCATGGGAGCTCTAAGTGGTTCCATAGGTGCAGGACCAGTGGGTCTAACCTCCACTAGTAATTCTGCTACGTCAGGTTCTTCTGGAACTGGCACAGGGAATGGTAGTGCTGGTAATGGTAATGGTAAGAATGACATTTCTTCCCTACAGACATATGCCAAGTCTCTTCTAGGACAGTACGGCTGGTCCGGAGAATGGGATTCATTCAACAAGATTGTCATGTCGGAATCTGGTTGGAATGTATCTGCTACCAATCCTTCATCTGGAGCATATGGTATTCCTCAGTCTCTACCAGGTAACAAGATGGCCAAGGCTGGTAACGACTGGCGCACCAATGGAGATACACAACTTCGTTGGATGATGGACTACATCAAGGGTCGCTACGGTGATCCTAATGCAGCATGGTCCTACCACCAAAGCCATAATTCCTACGCAGTTGGTGCTTGGAGTATTGACAAGGATCAGAAGGCTAACGTCCACGCTGGTGAGATGATCATTCCTGCTAAGCAGGCTGAGACAATTCGTCAGACACTTATGAACAACATGTTCTCTCCTACATCAGGAAACCGTACAAGTGGTGCCACAATAAGTATCGGACAGATCAATGTTCAACTTCCTGTTGGATATTCTGGAACAGCCAGCGAAGCTCAGTCCACTGGTAAGATGATCGTTGATGCAATGAACGAACAATTGCGTATAAGAAACTTGCAAGTAGGAGTCTAATGTCATCAACACCGATTAATGCGCCTATCTCGGGTACTCCGTATCCTACGTTAAGTGGAAAGCCTGGGGTTACTACCTTTAGTAATCCCCCTTTCCATCCAAACATTCTTAATATCCCTAACAATCTATCTCAGCTAGACAATGCTGGTGCCGCTGCTACTGGACGAGGTTTTAATTCAGGTGGTAATCTGCAAAGAGGTAGATTGCTTACAGACCCTACTCAGAATGTTTATAACGGAAACTCACTTGGTAACGTCCAGTACCAGGTGAACTTTCTATACAACCCGTCCACTATTACAGAGTCCCGTGGGGTGGATCTGAACTCAGGTGTCGTTCCTAGCCAGTATCGCGCTATTGGTGACCCAACTCAGTACGCAACTGGTCTGAACACCACCGTTGGATTCTCTCTGTTATTCGATAGAACCTTTGAGCTGTGGGATGCCGCTTATATTGATCAGGATGCGGGTAAGTATGGTGTGCGAACAGATGTAGAAGCCCTCTATAATCTAGTGGGAATCAATTATGGTTCGCCTACTTCTGCTATCACAGGTGGCGTAGTCAGTCCTACAGGTGGAGCACAGGCCAGCAACGTTACGGTCCAAGGAACTATGACTGTGGCTCCTTGCCATCTGTACTTCGGGGCTACCAACCAGTGGTCTCTGAACTACTACGGTTTCATCAGCTCATTCAATGTCACATGGACTCACTTCACATTCGCCATGGTTCCTCAGCGCTGTGCCGTTGATATCCAGTTCACTGTACTTCCAACAACCACTTCATCTCTAGTCGCACCGTAAGGAGACCAATGACTATTAGTCCTTTTAGCCGATATGCTAACAATGTGGTTACTCCTGTTGTGGACAGCAAGAATAATATACGTCCAACAATAATTATCAACGCCCCCACTTCTGCCACTACATACAGTATTTCTACGTACACCTGGCAGGTAGGTGATCAGATTGAATACCTGTCGTACTCAGCATATGGTGACGAGACACAGTGGTGGCGTATTGCTAACGCAAATCCTGAGGTGCTGTTCTGGAATTCACTAATTCCTGGGCAGCAGATTCGAGTACCGCGTGCTTAATTCAGCTCCTTCTATCCCGTATTTTGATGTGTTCTACAACGGAAATACAAAGCTGCCACAGTATGCAAAGTGCTTGAGAATAGTACAGAAGACCAATGCTCACGCTATCGCTCTGGTAGATGTTGTCTATGTTGGACAGCTCTTGAAGAATGTTCAGCAGAACTCCTGGCAGTACCTACCAGAGCACACACCTGTCACTATTAACTACGGGCAGCGTCCACATTATGTCGCTCAGTTCGTTGGATACGTGGGCTCATACAAGCTCATGCGCTCAGGTGCTGATCCTGGTTACAACAACCTGACTACAACTACTGTTCAGTACACAATCATCGGTACGTCTCAGGTCATGCAGAGTACACACAACCAGGCGTGGAAGAACATCAGTCCGTCATCTATTGCTGGTGCTATTGCTACCAGAAATGGTATGCGCTCTATCATCCATGCATATAATGCGGCTATTCCTTATCGTCTACAGAACTCTTCTGACTTCAAATTCCTCAATCAATTGGCACATGAAATCGGATTCAAATTCTATGTAGATAATACTGATCTTTACTTTGTCAATCCTCAGCTTATTCTTGACAAGCAGAACATCAGAAATGTCCCAACCTTCTGGTCTTACAATCGTCCGGGTATCTATGACACTGTTCGAGACTTCAAGCCAGTAGTAGGAACGATTACTCCTGATGGTGGTATCTCTGCTAACCGTAATGTTATTGGATTGAATCCTTTGACCAAGCAGATTACTCAATCACAGATCCTTGCAAATCTCACAGCGTCTGCTACTAATCCGTCAGCTATCGCTCCAGTAATTACTCAGTACTACAATGAGTTGCCAGCCGAGTCTTACTTTGAAGCAGTGCAGAAAACCCAAGGAGATGTCAATAGAAATCTGTACTGGAATACAGCTACAGCTAATCTATGGGGAGACGCAAGAGTAAAGCCAAATACTTTAATCAATCTGGTAGGATCAGCATTACCGGATAATGAATTGGGGGCTTGGATAGTAGAAGAGGTTTGCCACTATATTGAGATGCCTTCTCCTGCTGGCTCTAAAGTAACAGCTACCTACTATATGGATCTCGTACTAGGAAGAGATCAGGTATACACCACTATCAATGATTCTCTATCCGAAACATCCTCAGTAAACCAGCCCGTACCAGCCACTCTTATTGGTGGAGTTTGGAGGTCATCCAACCTTGGAGCCAACATTTACGCAACCTAAGTACGATGCGTTCTATCGTGCGCTGGTTACATCCAACGTTGATCCCACAGGCACTGGACGTATAAGAGTTCAATGTCCTCAGATCGCTGGGACAGTAGAGATCAGAGCAGCGGAGCCAGCTAATCCATATGATCCGGTGCCTTTCATAGGCGCTACGGTTTGGCTCGGCTTTTCTGGTGGAGATATAACCAAGCCGTTCTATCTGAGCAATAACGCATATCTACAACTATCGTCTGACAGTTCCTTCATGCAGATCATTACCAAGACCACAGGATCTTTGGTAGATGCTTTAGGTACCTATTTCGTATCTGGTTTAGGTGGACAGATTACAGGAACCAGCGGTCCTTACCTGAAGATTCAAGATATGTTGGGAACTTCCGCAGCAGACGTACTTGTGTCAGGTACGGTTATCAAAACCAATAACACAGGTACAAAATACACCTGGCAATTACCCGGATACACAACCGGCTGGAGCGGTAATACCACCTTCAATGGCCTTGGAGGATATCAACAGCTACAGTTTCGTCTTGATGCTAATGACAACTTGCTCATCTACGGAGGCTTCATCTCCTCATCATCAGGAGCTACCAATCCTGTAGCAATGCTTCCACCTCTGTACCGTCCTTTGGATGGATCTATTCCTGTATCAGTTCAGTCTTACAACGGAACGATAGTGAAGATGGGTCATGCGTATATTTCTACTTCTGGAAATATTAACCTGTTCTCCGCCTCTGGAGTTCCTGTTGAAAATAGCACACAATATTTGATTTGGGGTCATGTTCCACTAGGTACCATTAGCTAGTATGGGATAATAAATATATGGGAATTCAAATGTCAATACCGTTCGCTGTTCTTGAGAATGGTGCGGTATCCGTAGAGTCAGATCCCTCTGTGCAAGTGGCCCAGAGGGTTAACGCCATTGTGTCCACTGAACAAGGTGGACGTGCAATGCGTTCCAATATGGGACTTCCACTGTCCCAACTTCTATTCCAAACAGGGAGTACAATCATCGCAGCCGAGTTGGCAACCATGGTAGACAAGCAGCTATCACTGTTTGAGCCAGGTGTCAAGGCTGTATCTGTTACTCCGAACATGTCCGAGATCAATGGTGGAGTAGCATCCATCGCAGTTAACTACCAGCCTATCCTTCAAGGATCTCTGGCTCGATCTGTGGCTGACATTGTAACTATTCAAGTAGGCGGAACTGTCACAGAAGTAACACCTAATGGTACAAGTTAATAATGGTGGAATAAGTTACTCTATATTTTTGATATCATAGTACTAACTATTAAGGAGATACTATGAATAAAAATTGGACACCTGAAAATTTGGCCTGGGTTGCTGGGTTACTGGAAGGTGAAGGTTGTTTTAGTACTAGTAAAAGAACTAAAACAGGTGGCGGTTACCAGCTATCTATAACTTGTAATATGACTGATGAAGATGTTCTTATTAGACTGCATAATATTCTAGGTGTAGGTTCTGTACGTGGTCCCTATAAAAAGGGTAAAGAACATCATAAGCCTCAGTGGTGTTTTACTATTCGTCGCATGGAAGACGCTAAAGAAGTCATGTTAGCCATACGTCCATGGATGCTAAGTCGTCGTCAAGCACGTATCGATGAACTTCTAGCTCTAGAAGAAGCTAGAGCACTAAGTATTAAAAAGACGCATTGTAAAAATGGTCATGAGTACACTGAGGAAAATACATATATGTGGAATAACATAAGGTATTGCAAGAAATGTAGAGCAGCAGCTAATGATAGACGTAGACAGCAGGAGGTAACACCAAATGGCACAAGTTAGTGCAGGCGTACCCGCAATTGACTATACGGGTAAGGACTACACAGGGTTCTTGAATGCAATGCTGGCTTATGCTGCTGTTGCATTTCCTGAATGGACCAATCAGAATCCTGGTGCACTTGAAGTCATGATCCTGGAAGCGTTGTCCAGAGAGCTTGACGTACTGAGCTACTACGGAGACCGTCTCGTAGGAGAGGCATACATCGGTACAGCCACTCAGCTACAGTCTGTTCTCAACCTGGCAACCCTTCTAGGATATACAGCAGGACAGCCTATCGCATCCACAGGTACAGTCACTCTACAGACTGCTCCTGGATCTGCTGCGGTTATTGTTCCTGCTGCAACACAGGTGACAACAAACTTCATCAGTTCTATCAACGGTCCTCTTATCTTTGAGACAACCTCTGCTGCAACTGTTCCAGGTAATGGTGGAACTCTTGCTATTCCAGTTGTTCAGGGAATCACTCAAGGCTCTGCTGTATTTACTATTGGAAATGCAACAGCAACTCCTACAGCAATTACTACTGAGCTTCTAGGTACTTCTACTGGTGCTCCCCTACAAGCATTCAATCTGGCTAACAATCCAGTAGTAACCGGATCTATTACTATCTACGTACAGAATCCTAACTTTCCTGCCATTCCAGGATCTGATCCTATTATTCCCTGGAACCAGGTGGCATCTCTACAGTCTGCACAATCATCTGATCCTTCCTGGTCAGAGACAGTAAACGCATCTGGTGTAGCCACTATTAATTTCGGTGACAATATTAATGGTCAGATTCCACCAGCAGGACTGGCTATCTACGCCAACTACCGTGTAGGTGGTGGAGTCATTGGCAACCTATCCGCTAACTCCATTGTGGATATCGCTTCTCCTATTCTGGGAGTGACCATCTCTGGTTCCTCCTCTATGACAGGTGGAGCAGATGCAGAGACCATTGATCACATACGTATGAATGCTCCTAAGAGCTTTACTACACAGCAGAGAGCAGTAACACTGGCTGATTATGGGAACCTGGCTCTACAGCTTGCTTCCATTTCTCAGGCCAATGCTGTAGCCAACACATACTCCAATGTCACTGTGTATATCGCAGCTACTGGTAATACGCTTCCTTCTCAGACATTGATTGACAGCACCACTGCTTATCTACAGGCTCGTGCTCTAGCTGGAACAGTAGTCACCTGTGCAGCAGCGTCTATCATTCCAATCAATGTGGGAAACAACTCATCTCCAGTACAGATCACATGCAGCTCTAGATACAATCCCACTTCTATTCAGATCGCTGCTACACAAGCTATTCAGAATCTGTTCTCCACAGCTAACGCAACTATTGCAGCGAGAGTTCCTATCAGTGCTGTGTTCTCTGCTCTGTACAACATTCCAGGAGTACAGTATGTGAATATTCCCCTGTTCATTCGAAGCGATGTCAGTCCTCAAACCGGTGCCGCAGATATTTTGCTACGTCCTAATGAGCTACCTTCTGCTGGTACTATCGTAGTGTCCGTAACCGCGTCACCATTCTAAGGAGTACTAAATGGTTGCGATTTATCCGTCAGCTATTAAGAAGTTCGCATACCGTCAAGACTTCACTAATATTGTTGACGCTGCCGATGTCAATGTTTTGTACGATGAAGTAACATCTATCGAAAATACTCTAGGAGCTAATCCATCCTGGGATAGCATTGATGGTAAGACTGTCAAGTGGCCTAATGTAAGTAATAGAATTACTGCTGTACGTGAAGGCACAACTATTCCGTATGTGAATGCTCAAGCTCATAATGTGGTGGTTCCTTATAACGGATCACTTACTATGAACTGGACCAGCATCACGTGGGATACACATAGTATGTTCACTGGTGGATCTAACTTAACCTGTCCAAGAACGGGTGTTTATAGATTTGAAATCTACATCAGATGGCACGCAGACAATCTTCCTAATGATAGTCAGCAGCCAGCATTCAACCGCTCAGGTGCACTAGGTATCAAGTGTCTGCCTGCGGGAGCCAACTTCGAGATAGTAGATCAGATCGGATACTTCCCACAAGGATGGCAGAGAGCTAATCACCAGTCCGCATCGATTACAATGCCTTGGACTCAGGGACAATCTGTAAATATGGTTGCATATCAGAACACATTGACAACTGGTATTACTGCTACTGCTATGATGTCTATTACGTTCCAGAGAATTCAGCCTACAACGAATAACATGTAAGGAGTAACGCATGAGCCAAGGCTTTGGCGTAGATATCTATGGAGTTCCCTTCTATGGATATTCTCAGCCTACTGACTTTAGCGTCGCTCCTTTTACAGCTACTCAAGCGGACTACGGAGAGATTACACTACAGTGGGCTGCACCTAACGCAACCTCCTGGAAGCTATTGAATCTTGTACGTAGTCCGTACGGCTATGCGGCTACTCCAGCAGATGGCGTACTTCTACAGCAATTCACACCTAGTACTATTCAGAAGACCTATGACGACGCAGGTCTTACTCTGGGTACAATTTACTACTACACCATCTTTATCGCTGCTGAGACTGCTGCATGGAACAATGGCACAACATATCCAGCTAACGCTCAGGTACTTTACCAAGGCGAGTACTGGACCAGCTTGCAGGGTTCCAACACAAACAACACACCATTTCCTGGTGGCGTGTGGTGGGCAACCGGACCATATATTCCTGTGTGGTTTCCCGCTGGTTATGCAGCAACACTGGCTATGGCCAATGAAGGTTACGGTTCTCTTCTGTACACCAGAACTCCTCAACCTTATAAGATTGCAGGATCGGATACCTTTGGCAACACTGCTGTAGACAATCCATCCTTGCAGCATTACTTGAATGTTGTCGGCTTTGGTGTGGATATGCTAAAGAACCGATACGACAGCTTTCTCAATATAAACAATCCAGACGTAGTGTCTGCTTCTGATCTGGATATTCTGGGACATCAACTAGGTATTGCCACTGATTACATGTCCTCTCCTCAGGATCGTCGTCAGCGTATCAAGACTGCCACTACCAACTACCAGCTACGTGGAGAACCACAAAGCATTCACAATGTGATTGCACAACTGGCTGGTTGGGACTCTGCTATATCCGAAGCTTCCAATCTCTACGTATCTGGAGACCAGTCCAACTTCGTGCATCCGTTGTACCCGATTTGGAACGCCAATACTACGTACGCAACTAACTCGTTGGTACAATTAAACAACTACAACTACAAGGCGCTACAGCAATCTACTGGAAACAGCCAGTCCCCAACAGGAACTAACACCAGCAATACTTACTGGCAGGTTCAGATCAATGTCATTGACACAGCCACACTTCTGAATCCTCAGACAGGTGGTTACTCCACATGGAGTCTACCAACAGTGGGTTCCTCTTTCAATGGAGTCATGACAGGACAGATCAGTCCTATTTCAAGTTCTGTATTCAATGTCAATTCCTTGGCAGTAAGAGTAGGCACTGGACCTATTACATTCCAGTCCACCTCAGGAATTAATACCCCGAACTATTCATCGGGTACTAATTATGTAGTGAATAATTACGTACTGTCAGGCGGAATTTATTACAGAGCCGCTAAGCCGTCTGGTCCGGGTACTCCCTATGGTGCTATTACACCAGGAACTAACAGTTCCTTCTGGCTGGCGTTCTTCTATCAGGGAATCAACGAACCTGCAAGCCCCAACCTTGTCAAGGATGGTGCTCCTCTTGTTGAACCTATCTCCTGGAATGCAACAGTCAGATACACAACTGGTCAGCAAGTTCAGTTCAACGGTAATATCTACCAATGTGCATTGAATCATATAAACCAGCAACCAGGCGGGTTCTACTATTCAAGCAAGTACTGGATTGCTCTTGGTCCTTCTCAGGCTATGATCAACAGCTCTGCATACTTCTCCAAGGCTGCTAGTGCTAACGGTACATCTACTGCTTCGTCTGCTGTTCAGTTCTATGATGCCAATGGTATCCAGATCAGAAACTTCTACACCAATGGATTTGGATCTCCTATTCAGGTGGGCACAGGTTTCGTTGCCAGATTCCAGAACGACTACGCGAGTCTGAACGGTACCTCTGAGCCAAGTATTGTGAGCTACGGACTGGTAGGCAATGCCCCGTGGGCATCCACACCATCTACAGCAGGCTCTTGGTTCACAAGTTTTGGAATGGCTTGTCCTAATCAGACAATCATTGGTACTACTACATATGCATATTCATTGCTAACGCTGTCACAGCTTTTGGGTAGATACTGTATTACATTTGGCAGTGACTATATGGATACAGCACATAAGACTCATGGTCTTATCTTTGCTTGGGTAGATGCCAATAATTTCTGGTACGCTACTAGACAAAGCCTGTGGAAGGTAGTCGCTGGAGTAGGAACCAAGATGCTTAGCTGGACACGCCTCAACACTGGGGATCGAATGGTAGTAGATATCTTCTCTGCTGGTTTCATTGTGGTCTACGCCTATGCCAGAGACGGCAAGGGTACTCTTACTGAAATCGGTAGACTAAATACTGGTGGACCGTCCTCTGGTACCTTCGCAGGTGTCATGCAAAAGTATTCAGCAACAGGAGCATTGTAAATGGCAAACAAAAAGGCTCACACTATTATCGATGTGTTCCTACCTGATGGTTATGGAGCCTTTGGATTCGGCTCTGGTGGTTATGGCGGTACCTTTGAACTGCTCAATCCCCAATGGAACACCAACAGCGGTAGCTATGGGATAGATCCGGTAACGGGTCTTCCCTTTGTTGAGGCTACTTCTACTCCCAGCTTTGTAGGTGCTACAGCCTACGACATCTCTTACGATAGTTTCTTTGCAAAGATCGTACCCGCACCTGCGGGCGGCGGATCTATTCAGACTGCACTGCTGGTGAAGTTTGATGCACTGAACTTCGTAGAGATGTCAGTAGGCCCTTCTGGTGTATTCAGTGCTTTCGGAGCGAACAACAATCAGATTGTTCTTCCTTCATCTGCTATGCCTACATACGATCCAGTGGCACATGCTTACTGGAGAATTCGCAATGACGGAATTCTGTTCCACTTCGATGCATCTCCTGATGGATCTACATGGACAGAACTGGGCAACGTTCCGTACACCTGGGACGCTACTGATGTAAGCATTATGTTCTTCGCTGGTTTCAATGGCAGTGAGAACTCAGGACAATATGCGCTGATCTCTCATGTCAACTTGCCAGGAACCACACTACAGCTCTCCGCTACAACCACCAACACAGCCTCTGCATGGGGTCTAGCACAGGTTACAAACCCTCTAGCGCTGTCCGGTACGACGTATGGCAAGTTCGGTGTCTCAGCCAAGTTCACAGCCTCTCTGGGCATCCCTGAGGGAGGTCTTACGGACTTCGGATTCTCCAGTGTCCCAGAAGATATTGATCCAGTCATTACTACACAGACTGGTGGATATCTGCAACCTCCCACAGTTCCTGTATCCAATCCAACTACGTCATGGATTCGTGCGAACAATGCTTTCTCTGTGCCATCTGTATATAGAGATGGCAGCTACTTCCCAGCAGCCAGGGATGCTCAATCATTGTTCACACTGACTAATGGCGATACAACTAACAATTTCATGACGCTAGCTCAAATGGAATTCACTCCAGGATTCAAGAACAGATACAATCCGAATATCGCTAACTACGTAACCGGAACTTATTTTGCCCCAGGTCCGGGGACTCAAACGGTAACTCGTTCGACTGCTAATCCGCTTAGTGGACAGTATTCTGGTCTGATTACAAGCAGTTCTTCACCAGTAACTGTCTCAGGAGTTCTCTCATATTACATTTATCCAACTGCTGCGGGAATGATTCCTACCCGTATCAATGGAGGACTGAGCGAGCAGCTTTTCGCATCTGTATCTATTGCAACAGCTAGAGTAGGAACAGTATGGGGAGCGCTAGCGCTCTTCTATTCCTCCAGTTTCAACTTGACTAGTGCTATTGCTATGCCTAACGCCTACACACATCCTGGTGGGAATGTCTGGCAGACAGCCACAGTACAGCTAGCAGCTCCAGGAACTTCTGCTGCTTGGGTAGCAGTTGTACCGATTATTCAAAACCCTTCCTCACTTATAGAGAATGTTTATGTAAGTGGTCACAGTATTACAGGTGCACAACTTTACAACTTTGATATCCCTACAACATTCAACCAACCTAATACTATGAATGTGAATGTCAAGGCTGATCGCGTCAACTATGTGTGGAATGGTGGATTCAATACTAATGTCAATCTATACTCACAGATAAACACCAATACCACCGGAACTCCAAGTCCTGTCACATTATCGTGGGACAACACTGTAGGTACCAATTCACTGGGATCTGCAAAGGTTACCTTTACAACTCCGTCAGGAACTTGGGCGGGTAACAGCACCAGCCAAATGGGAATAGGAACTGCTTACAGATTCTCAGGCTCAGGTTCTACTCCAGTAATCCAGGGATTGAAGGTAGGACATACGTACACCATCTCCGCTTGGATAAAGCAGGGAACAGGATGTCCTGATATTTATATGACTTGCGCAGACCAGAACTTCAGTACCAGTGGTAATGGAGTTTCAGGTATTAGTACAAATGCTGCTAAGTCAGCAGGTAATACAGTAAACGGTTGGACTCAGATATCAGGTACATTTACAGTTCCTTTCCAGGGGCTTCCTGATATGGGATTGTTCTTCTATGTGAATTACCAGGACTATGTGGGTGCAGGAGAGAACTTCACTTTTTGGGTAGATGACATTATGCTGGAAGAATCTACTACGGCTAATCCTTACTTCGATGGATATACTGCTGGAGCTGACTATCAATGGGAATCTGGAAACACTGCCCCTTCTGGTAAGTCTTACTACTACAGTAATTACACTAATAAGTTGAATAGATTAAATGTAGCTCTTCCTAATGTAGTTCCATTAGGTTCTTCATATAATCTACAATTTGCTCAACCTATTACAGTTTCATAAAACTAAGAAAGAGAGATATAGATAATCTATATCTCTCTTTTTGTTTATAAAAGAAAAGGGTACACAGCATCTGCCTTCGTGTCAAGTGTGGTAGCATCAGCTCATGACTCTACTACTCGTGACACTATCGATCATCTACATATGGATCTACCTTAACGCATACCTTGACAGTTTGCCAGACTGGTTGATCTTCATCCTGTTACCTGCGCTTACGTATGGTCTCAGCCTACTACCTACAGTCGTCTTGACTTGCCTAGCACCCTGTGGCATAGTTCTTCTCGTCGCCAGAGCGACCCAACGAGCTAAGCCACCAACGCAGAAGCGCAAGTCTAACCTACCGCCTCTGCCTTGACACCTCAGCCTCGTTGGTCTAAGTTACTGCCAACGAGGTTTTACTTTTGGAGGGAAACATGACTGACCGCGACTTCTCTAAGGACCTGACCATCATGGTTGCAGGTACTGGGAAGATTTCCAAGGCTACTCTGCGAGAGGAGCTTGACGACTGGGTGTTCGGTCCTATGAACGGTCGGGAGGTTCGACTGATCATTCCGATTATGAACCGTCCCACTCCTGGGATGCGCTTCATGGTGGACTGGGCTATCGATGTTGAGGCGGATGTTCAGGTTGTCCAGACCCTGGGTGCTGGCATGACCAAGGAGCTTTCGGTTCTTGATGACATCATCCGTCTGGACACTGAGCACGAGACTCTTGCGAAGAGCTTTGAGCTTCTGCTTGAGCGCCAGAAGGCTGGCGACGAGGTTGTCTTCATCATGACCTACAACAAGGAGTCTGTGTACACTCAGGGTGATCACAACCTCTCGGATCTTGAGATCCTGTGCGAGGCTAAGAACTACACCTGGCTTGAGACTCTGAACGCGGAGTTTATGGCTGATGTCTTTGAGGGTTACGAGTCCACTGATGAGCGTATCCTTCGTGAGTCTGCTGAGAAGCGGCTTGCAGAGAATGAGCTTGCTGAGAAGGCTGCTAAGAAGGCTGTAGCGCCCCGTAAGGCTCCTGCGAAGAAGACAGTGGCACCTGAGCCCAAGCTGGGTGCTGTAGTGTCTGAGATGGACGCTGAGTGCGTTCACTATTTCTACCGAGCGGATGATCAGAAGGACACCGATCCTCTGGTGTGCTACAAGTGCGGCAAGCTTGATGAGCCACTTACAGGTCTTGACAAGCTTGTTGCTGATGCGGTTGCACGTGACAAGGCACAGCCTAAGATCGTGACTGAGATTGGTCCTGAGGGTGTAAAGACTTTTGATGAGCTGCTGGGGGTTGAGACTCCTACTGACAACCAGGGATTCAAGCTGTCCGCCACTGTGGATATTGCTCCGAAGCTGATCCCTGTGACGACTGAGGAGATTTGGAACGATGTTGCAAAGGCTCGTCCCTCTGCTGTAGAGTTGCGTCGTGACGAACTGATTGTTGAGCTCGGCGAGAACATTGCCAGCATGGGTGACGCGTTCTCTCGTACTATCCGTACCTACGCCGCTCTGGTTGAGGAGGTTCGCAATGGCTGATCGTATGCAAGTTGGCGGCAATCATTACACCAAGCATGTCTATCAGCCGTGGGACATCATTGATGCATACGGTCTTGACTTCTACGAAAGGATAAGAACGGCGTGGAAGACTTGAAGAAGGCTATCCACTACATTGAGCGCATCATTGAGAGGGAGCAGAATGTTTAAATTCAAGAAGACTAAGCCTTATGTAGCTCCCATCCCCATTCGCTTTATCGTTGAAGACACTCTGGAGTACCCGTGGCGCTTCTGGGTAGTGGATACTCTTAAGGGAATTCGTGTTCCTAAGGAGTACAACGGTAATCACCTGTCTCTAGAGCTGGCTGAGGTAGTTGCTGAGCGTTTGAATAGTCATGAAGGTGACGGAGTTACCTTCCCTTGGGAGCCGGGGTACACCAGTGTCTATAACTAAGGAACATGTCTTTGAGGTGCTTCACCAGGAGTGGGATGAGTTCCCAGGCAATGAGTTGTATGATAGCTTCAAGCTCGCACAGGAGATGGGCAAGTATGACTACCGTGAGTCCTTTCCTGGTATCGAGCCGTTGAAGTGGGAGTACATCCTTAAGAACTTCCTTGTTCTGTACGAGGATGGACAGCCCACTGATGTCACGATGCGTATTCGTATAGTTCATAGCGAGGTCAAGTAATGCTTCATATTGCACTGATGATGTTTGTGGGAACTTGCTGTATGTTGTCACCAGTTCTCGTACTCATCGCATTGTTTTCATTGTTCGGGAGAACTAGTTGAGTGATTTATACAAGGAGCTATGGGGATCTTCCGAAGAGGAGGTCCCCGTAGTTTCGTTTAGTGGAATGAACCTGGCCAAGTACTTTAAGAAGCAATTCGATCGTGCTGAATGGTCAGGCTTTGCTATGGTTAATCTTGTTGCTCTCGCAGCTCAGCTCAACCGCTGGAAGGGTAAGGTTGACGAGGACAAGATACAGAAGTGCATTGATCTGTACATGAGCGATGCATCCCTGCGTGGTAAGAATCCAGGCTGGAAAGACTTCCTCTATCGCCTGGAACAGATCCATGCTAGGCTCAGTCCAGCACCCACTGAGGACAAGTGGGCAAAGCTAGAGAAGGAGTGGGAAGATAAGTATGGAGATGCCGTATGAGTTCTACGCGAACAAGTGGGATCGATCCAGGATTCCAATCAAGTTCCGTGGAATGCGTTTCGATGCCTACGATCATCCGCACGGCACTGGTCGCAAGGCTCGCGCGGCTGCGGAGTTGTTCGTAGATGAGTTCACTGACCATTTCGTGTCAGAGAAGCGTGCGAAGGCTGGACTGTTCCCAGAGGATCGTAGTAATATCGGCAGGGGTATGCTCTTCTATGGTCGTAACGG